CGTGAAAGGTTGATAGATTACATTTGTAATAACTCTGCTTTGTTTCCTGAATACACTTCGAATACGGGTGCTGATTTAAACCCTACACAAAACAACTACACCCAAGGAATGAATTTAGACTTCGGGGGTACGGACTTACGTTTTCAGGCGTTCTTAACAGGTGCAGGAATTAAATGGTAAATAGAAAAAGATACGCTCCTTCATTACAGAATGAGGAGAAACTAAAAAAGTTTATAGATGGCAAACAAGAAGATAACAGAACTCACAGCTTTAACAACCCCAGCCGACAGCGATGTCCTGGCAATTGTGGATGTGTCGGGAACTGCGGAAACAAAGAAGATAACCGTAGCTGACTTAACTTCGGGGGGTGGGATTATGACGCAAGTTGAAACCGTTGTAAATAATGCAGCAGTCTTAACTATGAAGTATAACAATACCCCGATAACTTTGGTAGAAAATATAGTTGGAAAGATTATCGTTCCCGTAAATATCACCATCGTGGCTAATTGGGCTTCCCCTAACGAATCGTCTTCGGATGATTTGCGTATAGGGTGGGATGCTAACACTTCTGCTACTGGTGACTATTTCAACGGAATCCGCGATTTTATGAACGGTATTTCTTCAGGCTCTCGAACGTTGTTAGCTGCCCCGTTTGCAAATGCCTTCGGGAATGTATATCCCGCTTCAGCAGAAAACAAAAAACTGCAGGTATGGTGTAGCGATATTTTCAACGGCGGGTGGGATATGACAATATACACTACGTACTACACAATTACTGTCTAATGGAAAGCGGGAAACTTATAAGTATGAATTTTTTGTGGACGGGTTGGGCTTACGGAATGATTAGCGAAAATTTAACTTTAATAATTGGAGCAATAGGTGGTATCACTCTGATATGGCTTAACGTGGAAGGAATAATTACTCACCGAAAGAATAGAAAATGAGAGAGATTAAATCCGTTGTACTTCATTGCACAGCTACCCCTGCTGATAGGGTTTTAACCGTTAAAGAGATTCGAGGATGGCACGTAATAGAACGGGGGTGGGCAGATATAGGTTATCACTTTATAATTCATCAAGACGGTACAATAGAAAAAGGAAGGGATATAGACAAAATTGGTGCTCATACATGGGGAAACAATTACGGAAGTATCGGGGTGGCATATTGCGGGGGCGTAGTGAAGAAGGTTAAGAAGTCTTTAGACAAGGAAAAGCCTAAATCTAAGACTACTTTAGTCCCTAAGGATACTATGACGAAAGAACAAATATCTTCTTTCCGTGAATTGTTTAAAATTTTAGAGGTTATATTTGGAGAATTAAAATTAACAGGTCATAATGACCATAACAAAGCTAAGGCGTGTCCGTCTTTTAATATGCGTGACAAGTTTGGCGATTTAATAAATAGATAACATGGACTTTTTAACAGCAAACTGGGTAGAGTTATTACTTGCCCTTATTACTTTTTTAGGTAGTTACACCGCTTTAACGGAAACGACTAAAGACGATGGGTATTTAGATATCATAAAGAGGATCCTTAATGCAGTAGTCTTCGGTCGTAATAGATGAAGAAACCCGTCAGCCTTCTTGCTAAGTTAGATGTAACTGAAATCTTTCGGGATAAAGGAGGCTTGCGTAAATGGTCCGCTAAAAGGACTGTAGGAGGGTTAATTGTAACCTATGCACTGGCATCGATGGACGGGGAAATAGAATGGAACGGGGTGGTGTTGTGTGTTGTGGGTATTGTTCCACTTTGCTTATCATTCTTTGAAAGACGTTAGGCCCAGGTTAAAAGGAAACAAGCTAAAGGCTTTTCAGCATCTCACGAAAAAGGAGAAGCGTTGTCTTATAATAGGCGATTTACATCTACCCTTCACACTAACGGGGTATCTCGATTTCTGCAAAGACATCTATGCGAAGTGGAATTGTAACCAAGTTATTTTTATCGGGGATATTATCGATAATCATTATTCTTCATACCATGAATCTGACCCGAATGGGATGGGGGGTGGGGATGAACTTGATTTAGCTATTAAGAAGGTTGCGAAGTGGTCGAAGGCTTTTCCAAAAGCTACTGTCCTGATAGGCAATCACGATAGAATTATAATGCGGAAAGCGTTTAGCTCTGCGATCCCTAAGGAGTGGATAAAGTCATACAACGAGGTTCTCGGCACGAATTGGAATTGGTGCGAAAGTATCGTTTTTGACGATGTCTTATACGAGCATGGAGAAGGGGGGCAAGCCAAGACTAAAGCAAAAAACAATATGATGAGTTCCGTTTGCGGTCACACTCATACAAGTTGTGGGGTAGAGTGGTTCGTTGGGAAGAAGTATCGTGTCTTTGCTATGCAGGTAGGTTGCGGTGTCGATGCTGACACTTATGCGGCGGCCTATGCAAAGAACTTCAAGAAGCAAGCTATAGGATGCGGTGTTGTACTGGGGGGGCATACGGCTATCAACTGCTTGATGCCTTTGGGGAAGCCTAAACCCAAACCGACTTCGGTATTATAGGAACTTATAAGTATTGGTGCGGGGAATTCCACCCCCTTGGTTTTTTATGCTTCGATTGTGTAACTACACATTAACAAAGTGATTATTTGGATTTCCGTTCCGTTCACTAATAAATGTTCCGTGTAACCATTATACCCAGTTGATGAAAAACAAGAAAAAACATTGTTTTTAAATGTTAAATGAATCGTTCCGTGTTCCGTGTTACAAATTGACATTGCACCTTCCGATTTTAATAATGTAACATCTTCAATTGCATATAACTTTAATGCATCGATTGTTGTAAGAACTTCGTTTGATACTTGATTTTTAAATTGAGTAGTCATAATGATTGTTTTTTGGTTTTATTATACCCCAAAGATACAACATACTTTATAAAAAACAATACTTTATTTGTATTATTTTTAAAGTTTATTTTTTTTTTGAGGGTTTATAGGGGTATTTAGGGCATTGAAAACCCCCCAACTTCCAATGACCAGAGAAGAAATGGGGGGGCAATCAACATAAATATAACAATCAACGGTGCTAATATACGAAAGTATCTTCCATTTTCTGTATAGCTTTAAAGATTTCGTGTGCTACTTGTGGAACTATAGCGTTTCCGTAGGCTTTGATACTTTCGTTTCTCCACTTTGGAAAGGTAATACCGTCCAATTCTTTGGGAAGCCCATCATCTCCTCCACAAAGAGGGGGTTTAGTCGGGAACTCTTCCCATTCTCCTGCGACATCAAATGATTTAATTCGCTTCGCCGTGATGGTTCGTTGGCTGGTCTTTCCTTCTCTGTTCCCGTATTCCAACAACTTACTGTCGGTGTCGGTAGTAGACCCCCTTCTACTACATCCCTCAATTTCACACCCCATCGTTCCCCTTTTTTGTTTTCTCGATAGTATCCTGTCGGGCTTTTCTTTACATCCTTCACTGCTCCCCCTTCTACGTCCGCAGTTCTCGGTGTCGGTAACATTGAGTTTTGCAACAAACCATATTCTATCCCTTCGGTGGGGAGCGTTTTTACCGCAAGCTGGAAGAAGATACGGTGTGACTTCGTAGCCTTCATTTTCCAAGTCAATACACACTTCTTCGAATACCAATCCCCCTGACCAATTAAGAAGTCCGCGAACGTTTTCGCCCACAACGTAGCGCGGGGAAACTTCTCGAATGATTCTAAGCATTTCAGGCCATAGGTGGCGTTCGTCTTCCGTTCCTTTTCTAAGTCCTGCTGCGCTAAAGGGTTGACAAGGGAATCCCCCTGTGAGGATATCAATTCGTCCAGCGTAAGCTGTCGCGTCAAAGGTTTTAATATCTTCATATAGTTTTGAATTTGGGAAGTGGTGTTTTAATACTTTCTGCGGGAAGGGTTCGCGTTCACAATGAAAGACATTTTCCCACTGCATCCATTCGGCAGCTAAATCAAACCCACCTATTCCGCTAAAGAGTGATCCGTGCGTCATCCTAACAAGGTATATTCCGCAACCTTTGTAGTACTTCCATATCGGTTAGGTACTTGGACGTTCTTAGTAGAGAAGAAGTGCCCGTCTTTCTTTAGTCTAAAGACTGAATCTGCGAGCCTGGTATTACCTAAGTCGCGGATAGCTTCTAAGGAGGTTATCTTCTTGTGGGTTTTTAGATAGTCTAAAAGTCTTGATGTGTGTGTATGCTTCATGCTATTAAAATTGAAAGGTTAGTAAAGAAAAAAATAGATAAAAGGATAGCGAGTAAACAAATTACTATCGTTATTCGTTTCTCTTGTTTAGAAGATGGGGTGTAGTTCATTCTCCTGTTGTAAATTCGCAATGTTCTAAACAGTCGGGGCATATCCCCATTTCAGGCAGGGTACTTGAAACCCCACAGCAGTCACTTAACAATTCGTTTTCCATGTTATTGATTATTTGTACTATTTTATATGCTTCGCTTTCTGCGAATGTTATTATTTCTTCTTCGTTCTTAAATAAGCTAAAGGCCAGGTGCATCGTTTCGTGCATAACTAATCCCATTGTGTGTGTATCGTCAGGACATCGGCTTAAATTAATAAAGATAAACCTTTCGCCCGTGTCTGGGTCTACGTTACAAAGCCCCGCTATGTAAGCATCCTCAGTAGTGTTGTTGTATTCTTGGCAACCTTTCCTACTTAGCCCGTGTAACTCCTGAGCATCGAAATACCAAAATACATCACAAGGATTATGGGAGAGTAACAGAATATATTTATCGTGAGTTGATTTTATCATAACTTAGTCGTGTAAGAACCTAAAATGTATTTCTTGGGGTTTGGATTTCGGCAACCACATCCCACGAAAGCGCGTTAGATAAATCTCGTTGTCTTCTTCGCTTAATCTTTTAGAATAGAAGTCAGTTTTATCTACACCCCCGCATGCTATTAATAACATACAATGATACCGACTAAATTCTCCCGAACTATTTTGATGCCAGTAGGTAATTTCTTCTATCATAGTATCAGCTTCTTTTTCGCTTTTAAAGTGGATAAAAGAAGGGGTATCTCCCCACCCGATATATTTACCTTCCACTTTGGCCGTTACCATCTTGTTGTAGGTACTTGCGAGGCTCTCTGCGGTACTATCTTTAAAAGTTAATACATTGCTATTGCTATCAAAAGATACACCCTTAAAACATGGGTTTCCGTTTCCGTCTAAAGTATTCATTTCGTCCTAGCTTTTACAACCGAATCTTTAAACTTTAGCCAAGCCTTCATAAAGTCGGCTTCGAAGATTTCTTCAGGTGTCATAACCTGCGAAGCGATAAACTTCTGCCATTCTTTAACGTCCTTAATGGGATCTGTGGGGTAGGTTGTCTTCATAGTTTCCTTGTTATTACGTGGTCATAAATATTTGTAACCCTATCGTGTGCAATATCTAAACGCTGACTTACAGCGTCCAATCGTTGGTGTAGTATGTCTATGCTTAATCTTTGCACTTCTATTAATTCAAGTAGTTTTTGCTCGTTCATGATTTCAAATCTCTTGCGGTGTAAAAGGCATCTAACTTTACTTCGGCTTCCTCTAAACGTTCCTGATAATACTTTACGTCTATTATCGCTTTTTCTATTAAGTGTTCTAAGGTCATTTTGTTATGGTTTTAGTTTAAGTTACGTAATTTTTGAATTTCAACATATAAAGAATCTAATTCCTCATTTGTTAGTGGTGATCCTGTTGCGCTTATTTCATCATCAATCATCTGCTCAATGTTCATGATTTGTATAGTTAATGTGTTATTCATACCACAAATATACAACAAACATTTTAATTAAACCTAATTTAAAACAACTTTCTTTTTATTTTTATTTATGGTTTGTTTGTATTACCTTTACAGTATTATTAATTCCTAAAAATTATAACATGGAAAACTTAACAAAGAAAGTCGCTTCTATACAGGGCGCAGGAACGTATGAAGGACAGCACGGCGTCCTATTTTCTTTCGACTACAGCTTCGAAGATGAATCTACATTACGAGCAAACCACAAAACCCAAGCCCCCCCCTTTAGTGTAGGGGATGAAGTAGAGGTAACTATAAAGGGTTCTAAGGATGGGTTTAGTTGGGGATCAGTCAAACGCCCAGGTAGTGCAGAATATAACGCACCAAATTCAAACTCCACTTCCCCGACAAGTGTGACGAAGTATGAAGATAGGGAAGAAACAAAGCAACAGCGTATAATGAACCAATGGGCTATAGC